AAAAGGCTGATAAGGAAGCCCAGGAAGCTGGGCCTCCCAGCCCTATTGCTGTCAGAAAAGGCACCCCTGAGCAATTAGAAGTCGCCAATCTCCACCAAGAAAGTCAAGGTGGGGTTATTGTTTGGCAGGATAGATACTACGCGCTCCTAAGGATTTTTAGAAATGGTAAACCTGTTTACCTTGGTATAAACCAACATAGGCGCACTCTGCTCGATATAACTGAATATACAGGGGGTGTCATACCTCCGGAAGCACAGGGTGCGATGATGTTTGTAAGGCAAGCGCTTGAGAAAGAAGACGCTGCCAAGCACGCATCTGACCCGTTTATCAAGTTCGATAAAGATGGCTTGGCGCTGTCCGAAGCCATACCGGCTGAGTATGCGGGCATTATCCGTGGATGGAAGAAGCTCCTCAAAATAAATGACAATGTATACGTAACCACCGTTCAGGATGCTGTAGAAAACAAAGATAGCTTTACCGGACCTCACCGTATAGTTGGGTTTGATGCCGTCAACCTGGATAAATATTCGGGTGGTAGTTCTAGGCAAATGGCTGACGGATCCCATCACATACTTATAAAACTAAAACCAAGTAAAACTTGGAACCTAGAAACTATTGCCCATGAAATGGGGCACATACACCAAAGAGAGGTTTTTAATAACGCTTCTGATGCAGAACAAGCCGCGCTATACAAAGCACATGAAGAATGGTTGAAAAACCTTAGAGGAAAGACCGCTAAAGATCTCATTGAGTCTATGCGGGGTCGAGGTGTTAATGCCGTAAAAGGAGACCTATCAATACCGGTTGAGGAGCTAAACCCATATTGGTTTAGATTCAATGAATGGTACGCAGACCAAACCGCTCGTTGGGCAGTATCTGCGGATAAGCCGGTAACCATAGTCGAGAAGTTCTTTGCTCGACTAGGCGCAGCGCTTCGTAAGTTCTATAACACGCTCAAAGCCAATAAGTACCTGCCGAATGAGACCTTTGCGCAGTACATAGAAGCGGTAACGCAGCCTGACAAACTCAACCTCCAGCCAATTATGATGGAGGTATCTGCGGAACCTGATATTAGCAATGTTTTGCGCTCGCCTAATTCGTTGTACCACCGCAGTTCAAGTGCGGAACTGCGTGATGTGGTGGTTGGTGATAATTTTACTTTGCGACCGGGGCCTCAAGGTGCTGAGGGGGTCGGAGTTTATTTTTCACAAGGGGCTCCGGTTAAACCTACTACAGCAGAAGGTACATTACGTAAAGGCCAAACCGCAATTGTTGTAATTGACACCCCATCTCGAACTGGGTGGTATGTGTCAAAAACCGGCAAAACCGAAAAGTTTGGTAAACCGCGCACATGGCATACGGATAATAAAACACTTGAGCTGCGAGTCACACAAATTACAGACGTTGATGGAGATCGCGTAATCCGAGCAGAGCCAATTTCTGATTGGGTTGTCGAAGACTCCCGTATAGACAAATTAGAAACCACCGTAACTCCCCCTGCTCTCCAGCAGGGCTTCTCCCCCGTACCCGGTGGGTTGAACCGCATAACTTCTGACGCTGTGTGGGATGGTATCCTCAAGCTGCGGACCCAGCTTGCCGATAAGGGTGCGTACGTTTTCGATCGGATAGCCAAGGGCTTCAACAACGAGGTGCACAGTGCCCTTAAAGGTAAGCAGGTAGAGGCTGTGTTCCGGCAAGGGGAGGCGTCAGACCAGTTCCTGCCGCAGTTATTCAGGCTTGGGGCTATGATCCGTGACAAGGTTACGGGTATGTGGGAAGCTGTAAAGAAGGACGGTATTGAGGCCCCTGCCAAGATCATCGACTACGTGCGGGAGTATGCCGGTAGTAAGGACATGGACTTCGACGCTGCGTACAAAGAAGTCTCCGACGTCCTGCAGGCCGCACGGGAGCATGCCTTCCGCGAGCACAACGCTACCCGCTCCAAGGGTGAAGACGCCATGCCCCGGCACATGCCGGATGACGAGGTTGATCGCCTGTACCCCATCTACCAGTCGGATGCCACGATCAAGAAGATCGTTAAAACGATGGATGCGGTCCGTTTCGACCTAATCGACAACTTGGTAAAGGTTGGGCGTATCCCTGCAGAGCTTGGGCAGGAGTGGAAAGATGCTACCAACTACATCCCGTTCGACCGACTACCCAAGCTAGGCGAGAAGCCCATCACCCCTCAGAAGCGTACGGGCCGTGCCGTGGGTCAGCTAGGCAAACTGCCTGAGCTTGTGGATGCAGAGTTGGTTAGCAGGCCCCCTAAGAACACGATCGACAACTACTTTGGCACGATTGGCTGGATGGCTAAGCAGGTGATACGCCAGGACGCTACCCTGCGTACACTCCGCGCTTTGGAGGAGATTGGGGAAGCCAAGTTTTTGCACACCCGGCAGTTCCCCCGTCAGATGGCTGACCGTATAGCTACTACATATATCAAAGGGGAAGAGCGGTACTTCGAGGTTGCATCCCCATACCACAAGGTCGCATTCAACGTGATGTCGGCCCCCACCCTGCCGCTATTCAAAGTCTTTCAGCAGTTCTCTAAGGTGCTGCGACACGCTATCACAGCGGTGCCTACCTTCACGGCGTCACAGCTTCCTCAGGACATCCAGCGGGCCATTATGTACTCTGGGGTAAAGAATCCGGCTGCGCTGACCGCCAAAGTGCTCGCTAACTTCAAGGACTTCTCCAAAGCTGCTGTGCTGGGTAAGCTGGCTGATGTTGCACCTGAACTGGGTACCTTCGGTGTGGTGGGTAGTGTTGACTTCCACATGAATGACCCGGCTAAGACCTTCCTCACAGATATGGGAGTGCACAAGGACAAGCTGCTTGGGTCTACGAAGTTTGCTACCTTGCTTAATCGTCTGGAAGGTATTGCTATGGCATCCGATATTGCGATGCGTAAGGCGATCTACGACCAGACCCTTGAGGAGACTCAAGGTGATCGCCTGGAGGCCCTCACCCGCGCACGAGAAATCATCAACTTCCGGCGTTTCGGTGCGGGTGACAAGCTTGGGCTACTCCATCTGGCTACGCAGACTGTGCCGTTCTATAACGCCTATCTGCAGGGTACGGATGTGCTGTTCCGCTCGCTCACGGGTAAGAACGCTGTCTCTGGGCTGGAGCGCAACGCTGCACTGAAGCACTTCTACAAGAACGTCGGTTACCTCATGGCCGCTTCGACTGTCTATGCACTGATGATGGCAGACGAGGAAGACTACGAGAACATGGACCTGCGTGAGCGGGACAGGACGTGGGTCATCGGCGGCGGTATCGGCATCCCTGTAGCCTCTGAGCTTGGTGTGCTGTTCAAGGCCATCCCTGAGCGTGTAGTGGAGTATTACCGCAAGGCCGGTACGCCTGAAGAAGCTGTGGCGATGGAAGCTATCATCGCTCACTTCAAGACCGGGATTGCCTCGGAATACTTCGGCCGTTCGATACCAATGCCGGTTGCCACCAAACCGATCCTTGAGGTGTGGACGAACTATTCGTTCCTGACGGGTCGTGAGCTTGAGGGTATCTCTCAGAAACAGCTTGAGGCTAGCGAGCGTGTGACTAGTCGTACGTCAGAGCTTGCCAAAGCGGTTGCTCGGTTCGCAGCAGATGCCACCAACGGTTCTGTGCAAATCTCCCCGATCTCTATCGACACGGTACTCCAAGGGTATCTTGGCACTACCGCAGGGCTCACGATGGCCGTTGCAGACCAAGCGCTTAACTCAGACCGCGCAGACAGGCCGTTGCATCAGATCGTAGGGGCTACGCCGTTTGCTTATGACCCAGTGGGCACTCGCAGGTCTACGGAGTTCTACGAACTGCGTGAGAAGGTTGTGCAGTCACAGAACACGCTGAACCGGCTTATCAAGCAGGACCCCGCCCGGGCGGCTGAGTATTACGAGAGGAACGCTGAGCGTCTCGCGCTGTACAAGATGGTGAACAGCACTCTGCAGCAGCTTGAAAATAGCCGCAAGTACAAGCAGTGGCTCGACACTGAGATGGCCGCAGAGACCATGAGTTCTAAAGACCGTATGAAGACGAAGCAGGAAGTGCAGGCTTACGAGCAGAAGCTCGTGGAGTGGGTCCGCATGGCCAAGAATGAAATGAAGCTCTAGTACATTCTCCACACCCTGACCCCGTAGTACCCGAACTCACAGCGCGTCGCTGCTACAAGGACGTAATTGAAATAGGCTTCTGCGGGGTTGAGGAGGGGGGTTACGGCCTTAGCGTGTGCTGCGGTCTTTATGAAGAAGCTATCCCCGGGGAGCATACGCTCCCACGGGACCCAGTAACGCACGTCATGTATCGTCAGGAACCGTATTTCATCAGGCAGCTTGGGCGGCTCCAGCAGGCTCCTCAGCTCCTTCCTCGCCTGCTCCCTTGAAGACATCTGCTGTGATTCCGAGTGCGCTTGCTTTGAAACAGTAGGCACGTAGAACTCCCCCCTCAAGCCCTGCGATAGCCCCCGCAGTGATACGTTTTGCTGTTGAATTTGGGTGCTTAAGGTAACCCCTGTGCACGAACTCTTTGATGGCCTGCCTGCTATCGATCTGCCGGTCGGTCAGGAAGTCTTTCAGTGTGGATGCAGCGATCCACAGCTCATCCGTATCAGGCTCAACCCTGAACTTGAGCGCCCCCTTGGGGGTGTGTATAGGCATGGCAGGTAGCCCGTTCATACCAGTGCGGTTGACCACCAACGCGTACGGCAGGTTCTCACTTAGGAAGAACGCCAGCGCTTCTGATGCGATGTTGTTGAAATCTGACACCGGCAAAACGACTTCCGTACGTATGGTGCCTAGCTGCTTCACGGCAAAGTCAAACACCGGTGGGATCGGTATGGCATGCAGCCCCAGGGTGCTGGAGATCGAGGCTCCTGCAAAAATGCAAGCACACACGATACTGTAGAACCGGTCGGACTGGTCTAGGTTGAGCGCCTCATCGAACTTGGTCTGGAAGGACCGCACCAGAGTCACTATATCTGCCATGTTGTTCAGTACATATTTGATATACGCGGGTCCTGCCACCCCATAGTGGTCGTTGAGCGAGCCAAATACCTCGTCGGACTCAGCCTTGCCTATATCCTCTGGGCGGCTGATGCGGATCTCGATTAGCCTGCGGAGCTCCCCGTCTGGGGTGCCCTTAAGTCGAGTGAGCTTATCGTAGAGCGATGAGTTGCTAGAGGTAATGAGGAACGTAGACCACGAGATGTTGTTAGCCCGCAGCTTGTTGCTCTGTGACTCCATGCGGTGTCTACCGCGCCCCTGTGGTATGTCATAGATAAGTTCTGAGATAGCCTCATCGGTCATGTTAGTGACCTCGTCCATCGTTGCTGGGATGGAGTTCAGCATACCCACCCACTGCATCTTGGCGAGTTGCGTGTCGTTCTTACGCATGAGGAGCCCGGAGGGGTGGCCGAAGATGCTATTCACGACCATCTGTGCAGTGGTTTTACCAGTGCCGCTCTTGTTTGACATCAGGTTGATGACTGCACCTTTGACTTCCATACCGCCCACGAGCCGCAGCAGTGGCGCACCGAACCCAGCGAACAACACAAACGCATGCGCTTCCATCCCAGGCCGAGCGTAGAAATTGGCAACACGCGACCATGTTTCCAATGAACCTTTTGATGATAGTAAGGGGGCAAGCTCCCTAAGCCCCGTCGATGCGGGTGCCAGCAGTAGGCTGCGGGCTGTGTACTCAGCCTCCCCAATGATGAAGGCGTTACCTTCAGGGGTCCAACCCATCTGGTTGCGTGTACGGGTTGCAGCAGCTTGCTGCTGTAGCTTCTTGAATGTAGATGCGAAGTAAGCCATAAGATCGTCCACCTTTTTGTTCAGTACCGCCACCCCCTGCTGAAGCAGCAAGTCACGTAGTTTTTCTTTGACCAGGAGCTTTACTGTCGGCACGACCAACCGCCTGATCCCGTCATGCGGCGAGTGGATGTTTAGCCCCACCAGCTCCCCTTCACCTACACCATACTTATCGTAGTCGTAGAACCGCATCGTGAGGTAGATGTCGTATGGGTAGATCTCAATCTCGGTCGGGTTGCCGTCCTCGTCCTTAGCTCGCCTGTACACACCCCCGCCAGCAGGGCGGAAATAGGGCGTAGGGTAGGTGGGTATCGTTACCGTAACAGTCTGTACAGGGCCTGTGTCGTCAGCTTCCAGCGGTGCCTCTACAACGTATTCACCATCGACTGCAGGGGCTTCTTCGACCTTCTGGCCTAGTAGGATAGGGCTACCGATGCTGTGCTTGCAGCCCTTACAAAGCGCTGGGTTGTTCGCCTTGTACCACTCACACGTGAACGGGCCCTTGGTAGCCTCTGCCTTGGCTACCGTTGCCTCAGGGGTGTAGCCCGGGTGCTGGTTAGACAGCGTATGGATAGACTCCTCACCGTCCACACAGCGCCACGCTATGGATAGAGCCGCCCTCCACAGAGGCTCTGAAAGAACCGCCGCATCGGTTATGGCATGGGCGATCTGTGCACACCCCGAACCCTTGAGGCTTCGCCTAGCCAGTCGTACGAAAGATGTAGGGGGAAAGTCCCGCTGCGCTGCAGCACGAGTGAACTCATCCATCCCGAACTGCTTAGCCTCAAAGATATCAGCAGCAAGGGTCGGGAATTTATGCTCGATGTCTGCCAGCACGAACGTACGGAGCTCCGTACGAATCTCAACAGGCGACGGGGGGTTAGTCTTGAAGTTGTGTGTACCGGGCATGCGTAGCACCCGGGCAGCATCAGCAGGGACCGTAATGTCGATCTCAAAGCCTGCTGCGATACAGAACCGCTTAAACCCAGACGCTACGGCCTTCCAGCGAGCCATAGGCAGCACAGTATCCAGCGGCCAGTAGACGTGTATCCCACGCCCTGAGGACACCATGAGCGGCTCAGGGAAGCCGTTCTCTGTACAGAACTTAAGAAGTGCAGCCTTACCCTCATCCTGCGTGGTGTAGGGCTTGTCGGGGCCGCAGTCGATATCCAGAAACAGAGAGCTAAGCTCTCGTGCGTTGTCTGCCTTGCGGCTGGACTGGTCCTTGAACGATGCTAGTGCGAAGTAAGCATTACGCCCTTCGTTTGCAATTTCTTCTCCTCGCGTTATGAGTTCATCAAGTGTGCTGTGGAATGTTTGTCTGACCGAGTCTCCGAGGATCGCTACTGCACAGTACGGTCCGGTGGGCGGCAGAACGGTCTCATAGAATTCTTTTCTCACGTTACCCCACGGTGTCAGGCGCACGGAAAAAGGGTGGGGCGGCGGTCCGTGGTCCGCCTCGTCAGGGAGAGATCAGCTCCCTCTAGCCCCGGGGGATCGACTATACGGCAGGTGTGTCACTGGGTGCAACACCCAGGAACTCTTGGATCTTCGCGGCTTGCTCCGAACGGGGTTGGAATTTACCCCGAAACCACGAGTAGATCGTGTGCCGTGATACACCGAGCTTGTCTGCTACAACATTGATACGTATGTTGTGCTCGATGCAGTACAACCCTAGCCGCACCCCGAGGGACTCGGGGTTAGCCGCCTGCACCTCCTTCACGAAGGCGTATGAGTAGCCTCTAGAGTCATTCGTCATCATCCGACCCCCACTGGGCCAGCACTGCGTCTACGCTCTTGGGCGTAACTGGCTCAGCCTTCTTAACCTCCCGCTTGACGGGCTCTGCTACTGCTTCGGGCTCGACCTTGGGCACCTCTGCATCCTTAAACGCTGGGGGTAGCGCAGGCATAGCCTCCTTCTTGTTCTCAGCAAACTTAACCTCGATAGCCTTGACCGAGTCCTGCGACTTACCTTGAGCCCGTGCCGTTTCGTATTCGTCCTTAGTCAGCGGACGTACAGCCTTGAAGGTCAGCACAGGAACCGACTCAGACGTATCGAAGCGAGCCTCAGTCACCACACCGCTCATCGGGATGTTGTGCCCTGCGAGGAACCGAGCGTAAGCTTGGAACGGCATCTTGTCGCCCTCGGGCTTGCCGAAATACGACTTGCTCGGAAGCTGCAGACGATACACGTTGCCGCTGATGTCACCCTCCAGCACCACAGCCGTACGCACAAAGAACCTACACGCACGGGACTTACCCTGGCCGGAGCCCTCGATGTTCTGGGGGCAGGTTGCGCAAGCAGAGGACTGCGGCTCTTTGACGCTAGCGTCCGGGGCCTTACCATCCGCAGAGAAGCAGTCCGGTGCAGTGGGCTGACCCTTGACATAGACGCCCTTGTAGAACGACCGCGCCACGTTAGGCGAAGCGTTAACCACCACGAAGTTCATAGCACGGTCTTCGTTCTTGGCGATCTCCTCGCCGCCCACGATCATGCGCCACACACCGCCTTCGATGGAGATGGTCTTGCCTTGGGAGCCACCCGCTACTGCTTTGGTAAAGTCATCCTCACCGGCGACGAGGTAGTCAGGGAGTGCAGCACCGGATTTGAAAATGGTCATGTTAGACATGTTGGTCCTTGGTTGGGTTACTTTGACGCACGACGAACAGTAATTGAATACTTGCTGTCGGTATTGAGGCCCTCAGGCAGAAGCCCGGGGTTTTCGGTGAGGAACTGCTTCATGTTCCCCTGATGCACACGCTGCTCCAACAATTGAATGGCATCGTTATCCTTAATGAAGCGATACATGCTGCCCCAGTCGTTGGTCCAGTAGCGAGTCTTGACAGTGCGGCTGAAGGTGCCATAGGCGGTCTTGCCGCCGTCTTGGCCGGTCTCCTTGCAGATCTCCAGCAGAGCTTGCTCGACAAGCTCCATCTGCTCCTTGACCTCGTTGATCTTAGCCTCGTACTCCCGGGTAAGGGCGTCCTTGGCATCCCGCATCTTGATGTAAACAGAGACAAGTTTTGTGGCGTCCATTGTGTTCTCCTGTGTGAGCCTAGAATTATACAGAGTCAATTTAGTGTGTCAAGCCAAAACCTCCTGATGGAAAAGATCTACAAGTCCTTGATGTAGATCAAGTTTGCCGTCCAGTAGCCCGTAGATCCTGCGCTCGACTGAGCTACCCTGCAGCCGCACCACAGTCACCGGGTGTTTCTGCCCTGCACGATGTGCTCGTGCGTTACCCTGCATATAGAGCTCGGCCGACGGCACCGGCCCCCACCACACCACCGTATCAGCTCTCGTGAGAGTGATGCCGTGCGCAGCGGCTTGGGGTTGTAGCAGGATGCCTCCTGGGTCTTGCTCGGTCTGGAAGCGACGTATGTAGTCCGCCCGGGTAGACCCGGCCACCCCACCGTGTATACCCACAACACTTAGCCCTTTAGCCGTGAGGTCTCGCTCCAGACGTTCCAGCACGTGCCGGAACGGTACGAACACGATGACCTTTTGCTTGGTACCCTCGATGACGTCTATGAGCTCGTTTAAGCGGTTGGCGATGTCGAACTCGATTACCTCTCTGTTGGGGGTGTAGGCACACCCTGCGCTAACCTGCAAGAGCTTACCTAGTAGTGTCGCTGCATTGACAGCGGTGATCTCAGCCCCTGCCGCTTGTGCGATGAGGTTCTTACGGATGGTCTCGTAGTAGTGTGTCTGCTGCTTGGTGAGAGGCACTTCTCGTGTTGTGTATAGGAGATCCGGCAGGTCCAGACACTCTTCCTTGGTGAACCTGATTGCAGGTTGTAGGATCTTGTGGACAGTCTCCGCAGCGTCTACCTTGGGTGCCCATTTGAAGTTAGAGATCTTGTACATCACCTGATCGCGGAAGGCCCCGAAGAACCTAGGTACCGACGACGGGTTGACCAGTTTAGCCAGCCCGTAGGCTTGCACAGGCGACTGCGCAGCAGGGGTGCCGGTCATCATCCACAGGCGGGTCGTGGGCTTGATAAGCTGCGCTAGGCTCTTCCAGCGGTCGGTGCTCACGTTCTGCACGGCATTGCACTCGTCCACGATGATGAGATCAAACGCAGCCTTCTCCAGATCGGCTGTCAGCACCTTCACACCATCAAAGTTGATGATGACAAACTCGTAGTCACCCTCGATGATGCGCCGCCTAGCCTCCCGAGTATCCGAGGCGATACCCACCGTGCGGTGCATGACAGTCCTAAAAAGATCCGCCTTCCACGCAGTGTCCATGATGGATACCGGACACACCACCAGCACACGCTTGATCTGCCGCACGTTCATCAGGTAGTCCGCAGCCCATGCCGCTGCTGACGTTTTGCCCGTCCCGGCTTCTGACAGACAGAAACACCTAGCCTGCCCCGCTAGGAACGCAGCGGTCGTCTTCTGATGGTCGAACGGCGTGTAGACCCCAGGCCACTTGTAGCTGCGCAGGATGGGTGAGGGTACGTTCCTGATCTTGAGGTTACGCAGCAGCCTCGTCTCGTCGAACCCCCAGTGCACCAGTACCCTGCCTACATCTCCTTGTCGGTCGATCAGCTTGCTCTTGGGTATGAGACTTACGATCTGATCTGCCTTCTTAGTTGTGATGAGTAACGCTTTGTTATCAATGATCTGCACAGAACCTCCAAAGCAAAATAGCCGAAGTGCGGTCTGCACTCGGCCTTACAAAAAAGCGAGGTGGTATCAACCACCTCGCAAACATCACACAGGAGACACCCGGGGAGGAGGACCGGGCACCCCGACAATACCTAACTAGGCTACGCTAGTCAAGCGCCTTATTTACGGATAGCTCTATTAGTCTTCGGGTCGTACTTGAACGCTGACTCAGGCTTGTTAGCGCGTTTACTGGCACGGTCGATAGCCCGCTCCTCTGCGGTCATCATGTTGCGCTTCTGCCCTTCAGGTGTGAGACGCTCCGAGCCTGGGTAGAGGTGCCCCCGCTGCTGCAGCAGGCCCACTGCCATCTCCCGAGACCCTACTTGTGCAGCTAGGCGGTCTATGAGCGACCCACGCCCCATATGCTTCATTGTAGCCATCATTTCATCCCCGCCTTGCGGGTCCTTGCAAAGGAGCGGTTGGTGCTCTTGGGCACTGCCTTCAGGTTTTTACGGTCCACACTGCCACCTTTTATCAGGGGGGTGACATGGTGCACGTCCTTACCGTCACCCTTACTTACCGCCCCCTCCTTCTCCATGAGGCGTCTGGCGCGGTTACGTGCGGCACGGTTAGCCCTTTGCTTGGGGGTGCCATGATATGAGTCATACTCGTTTCGGAAGTTACGTGGCATATATCACCTATGTTCGCAGACCTCTTCAGACACCGGGCAGAACTTACACAGCCCGCTAGGGCTAGCGTTCCATACATCATTCGCAAGGGTAGCCTCGACCATCGACGCATGCCCCGCCCACTTCGATAGGATATCTGGCATCTGCTCTCGTTTGTATAACGACAGAATAACATCGTTAGGTACGATGAAGAACAGCATCGCCTTCACCTTCTGCACCTCTGGGAAGTGGGTCATCGCCATAGCAGCCATAAGCTCAAGCTGCGACGTGTCAGCGTAGCGACTACTCTTTCCAGTGTTATGTGTCGGTATCATCCTCTCAGTGCATAAGAAAGTGTGATCAGGGGATGATACAGCTATACATTGGGTCGGTACAGTAGGTATAGGCTCTACTTTAACCGCATGCCTCGTGTTACTTCCTATGTTGGACCATTCTTGTTTTACGGCGTCTGCTTTTCGTGGGAGTTTGAAAGGGTTTAGGTTTATTGGTCTAAACGACACCGGAAACGCCGCAATAGTTTTACCAAACCCTTTAGCCGTAACTTTACTTTGTAGCGGACGCTGGCCTAACGAACAAAGCAGCTCACAAACATCATCAGAAAGCTGTTTACTGGTGGTAGTAAACACAGCGGATTTGCGTGTAGGGTTAGCGTTACCATCACCATCCATCAATCCTTGAAGTAGCTCTAGTCTTTGGTTATGGCTAGCTCTTAAATAAACTTTAGGGATATGTTTCGGAGTAGTTAGCAAATTTGCTAAGCGAAGCTGGGTGCGCAACCCTTTTACGGTACGCGTGGGGCAAGCCCCATAATTACCAGTAGCCATATCTACGGGATACCCACGCCGCTGAATTTCTTCCCATATGAACGCATCCGGCTTACTTATTTCGCCGGAACCTACTGAACCATCTGCTATCCACAACCCTAGTACGTATGGGTCTATAGGCAACCCTACATCAGGCAGGTTAAGAGACCCGGTTAAAGGTATCTTTGGTATATACGTGCGCTGCTTTTTATTACGTTTACCCATTAAGTCTTTTACATTTATAGCACTACCGTCGGTTAACTTCCACAAATGCTCCTCATCACATATAACCGTAGATGTGTCTGAAAACGTGACTCGGTAGCAGGGTATGTACTTAACCTGTGACTTACCAACAACGTTGCACACTGCCCCGGTAGCGTCAAATACCTCGTCACCAACACGGATATCCCGCATCGTAGTGAAGCCTGTGGGGGTGGGGATTTTAGTATCCAGGGCTAAACCTTTCCAATCTCCCACCCAAGCCGTCTTGCCATTAACGATCAGCAGGTCCGGGATGCCTCGGAACCACACGTCCTTATCGAAGAACCCACAGGGCTTGAAGTCTTTGGTCATGCCAAGCTTAAGCTCGCAGTGCCGGTCCCCCAGCATGGACTTGATCTTATCTAGCACGGGTTGGTGTTTATCAAGGTGCTCAGGTAGTGGCTTGTCTTCCATAAGATACTTCTCAAACGCCTCGTGCACAAGGTTGCCGTAGAGGGTAGCCTCCGTGGGTTGTGACTTGAAGCGCTTGAGGACTCGTACCTGATGGAACCGTCTCGCACAGCCTTGGTAGTCTTTGATCGATGAGTGTGAGTGGATCATGGTGCGTTTTTTAGGTTAGCAATCCCCGTATGATGCGCCCCATCCCGATTCACATGCAAGTGGCAACCCTGCAGCCCACGACGGACGCCACGACATACACTCCTCCACGTAGCGCACAGCCTCTTCCCGCTCGTCTATCGGAGCGATACACCCTACGGCATCGTGCACGGTCAACACTACCTTGTAGCGCTTGGCTATCTTGAGCATCTGCTCAGCGATGATGCACCGTGCGATTGCCTGTGTGTAATTCTCCACACACTTGCCCCCGTATACATCAATCGTTTGCCCCTTAGACGTGTAGTACCACCGCCCCTGATCCCCCTGCCTAAGCTCTGGGTACTGTATGTGCAACCCGCTCGGCAGCGTCAACCCCTTACCCGGCTCAACCCGCACAATACCCTTAGTGTCCACAACGAACGGCATCCCTGCAGCCAGCATGTGTAGTGCTGTGCCTGATTTAGCCCACAGCTCCGGGATGCGGTAGTACGTCCTGCGGTATACGTCCACAATCCGCTTCGCTTCGTCCTCGGTAACCGTCACCCCCGCACCGGTCTTGAGAAATATCTGTAACTTCTTAGCGCCAACACCATAGCCACAACCTAACACAGTTGACTTTCCAATGAACCTCTGGTCCTTCGAAATCTGGTCGGGGGCTACACCGTAGATGTGGGACGCCATGATCCGATACACATCCTCCTTCCTTGCGAAGGCAGCGACAAGATCATCCTGCCCAGCCAACCATGCTAGCGTACGAGCTTCGATCTGTGAGGAGTCCGAGTCTATAAACACGTAGCCCTCAGGGGCTAGGATAGCCTTCTTGAGCCGCCCAGCCATAGCCGTGCGTGACGGGAGGTTCTGGAGGTTAACGCTATCCTGCCCACCCCACCGGCCAGAGTGTGCAGCGTAGTACCTCAACGGTACAGGGAAGCTACCCCTGTATGAGATATCGATAAACCGCTGAGTCCTCGTTTCCTCTAGCGTGCTCTTCACCCCCAGTCGTGCTGCGACGATAGCTTGCACTTCCAGGTCCTCGTGCTCAAGCAGAGCTTTGAACGCTTCGTCCGTCTTAGCGAATGCGTACGTCTCCTTGCCGGTGGTGGGGCTAACCTTCATGGGAGGCTCTACGCCATGCTCACGCAGCATAGCCGCAAGCTTAGGATTACTCAGTAACCTAGTCTTGTCGTACGTATTCAACTTACCCAGCAGGGCTTCTTTCTTTGCAATAACGTCTACAAGGTGATCTTTCAGCAGCTCTCGGTCGAGCGTAAGCCTAGGATCGGTAAACATCTTCAGCGTCAGGTCGATGAGCCTAAGCTCCTGACGTGGGAACCCTGCATCCAGATAGCGTTTGAAGAGTGTGTACGTAAGCTCCACGTCGTTCACGCAGTAAGCCCCGTAGCGGGCGAGAGACTCCACGTCGAAGTCCTTGTAGCGCTTGCCCAGCGCAGCCACTACCTCATCACCCTTCTGCCCGAGGCCCATACGCTCGGCTTGCGTCTTGAGACTGTGGCTCTTCTCGTGGGGGTAGAGTGCCCGAGACATACACATAGTATCCGCTAGCCCAGCGGGTTGTATCCCGTAGCGCCACGCAAGAATGGCAGCATCGAACATTGTGTTCTGGCACAGGACCAGCGCCTCGCTCCAATCGATTGACTGCAGTGCCGCCTCTACTTGAGGCTGCGGGTACCACATCGTCTCACCATCATCGATCTTGATGGCTATCCCAATCGTCTCAAACAATGGAGAACGAACATATTCCTCGGTGCTTATTTTGGAGAGACTGTACTCTCGATCATAAAAAGTCTCCGCGTCTAGTGTGATTAGATTCACTTCAACCCCTTCCTAATTTCTCGGATCGTGAGTCTCACGTCCTCTACGTTGTTTTCCCGCACCACCATCGCCCAACCTTTCGCTGCGCGGATGAGATCCATCTCCCGGTTCTGCAGTGGTGTGGGTTTGTTGTCCCCTGCCTTGCACTCGATACCCAGAAAGATACCGTCTACACAGCAGACAAAGTCTGGCACCCCAGCCTTCCCAAACCCACCCGTTGCAGGCATGAAGTAATAGACCTCCAACTCTTTGAGCAGCTTACGCACTGCGTCCTTTACCCGACCCTCCGGTGTCTGTGCCATTTACTTCTCCGTCAGTACTTCGAGCAACTTCGCAAGATAATGTTTTCCTTTGGCGATTTCTTGAGGTGCCTCGTCTTTACTACCCATACGCATGATGTATTTCAGGGCACCCGCACGGTAAGCTCCGATACGCTGTTCACGAGGCCACGTGTCGATAACATCCCACGGTTCTACTCCCATGTCCTTGTAGTGCGTACCACCTACCTGCATTTCGTTTGCTTTCATCTTCCACGCCTCCTCTTCTTCGGTTGTTACTGCAAGTTTGGCATTGATGATGTCTTTGAGCGTCTGGGGGTTGTTTACCACGGT